GCCTGCACGGAAAGTGCCTGCACGGAAACAGCCTGCACGGATGTGATCGTAAATTCGGAAGGATTGGATGGATTTGCCAAAACTTTGTCACAAATAAGTGCTGAGATCCGGGCTTGCGAAACTTTGAAGGATTTGAAGGCAATTAATTATGGCGCATTTGTGCGCGATTTGTGCGCGACATGGGCAATGAACTGGCTAAAAGCATTGTGCAAAAGTATGTGGACGGCCGCAAAAGTGCACGGCAAAAAGGGCGCAAAGCCAACAGCATATTGCCGGAGATCCGCTTTGAATGGGACGAGTCAAGCATTGGCACTGTGAACGCATTTAGAGCACAAGCGCACATTATTAGCAGGGTTCGCACAGGGCAGGCATTTAAGCAGCTATGGGAAGATGCAGCCAGGNNAGGAGTTTATAGCTAAAGCTGATTTGGCAGGTTTTGCACCTGACAATCCGTATCACCTGAGAACGGAATTTGATACAGCTATAGCCAGCGCTGAGGCAAGCGGACGCTGGGCAGAGATTGAAGCAGATGCAGACTTGTTCCCCTATTTGCGCTACGTTACCATGGGTGACAACCTGGTGCGCGAAGAGCATTCCGTGCTGGAAGGCACAATTGCTGCTGTAAATGATGAGTTTTGGGAAGAGAACTATCCACCCAACGGATATAATTGCCGGTGCAGCGTGGAGCAAGTGACCGAAAGCGAAGCGCGGGCTGACAGCAAGTTTAACGAAGGCAAGCCGACAATGACCAAAGATGAAAACTTTAGCCAGAACGTTGGCAAAACAGACAGTCTGCCGAGTGATGCCTTTGAAAAGCTGTGGGAATTTGCTGAAAGGGCTATTGATTCGCTGCCTAATAGTGAAGGTCTGAGAGCACAAATGGCACAAATGCAAGGCACAAGTGACACCAATGCAGAGGCTTTTGACAAGAAGGCTTTAGCTTTTGATGTGAACGGCTATCCCGTGAATATGGGTGCCAGTGCAAGTAACGAGCTGGCTATAAGTGCGATTGCCGAGCCTACGGAGATATGGCACAACGGAAAGTTTGAAAGCAGCTATATTAAGCGCATGGAAGACAAGGTGGTGCTGGCAGTGACTGAGACCGGCAAGCTGAACTACCTGTGGGAACTTGACCGCTATGAAGACCAGGGCAGATATGGGGTGATGGAATATGGCCAGATATAGTGAAAGCGTTATAGAGACTGCGCGCGGGTATTACGTTATTGAGGGCAAAAGCCTGGAGCAGATAAGCAAGCTGCTGGACATTCCGCTAAAGACCTGCTACAATTGGCGCAACAAATACAAGTGGGACGATGACATTCGCAATGGCGGGGGGTTGAGCTTGTATCTGGAAATGCAACAGCAACTGGTGGAAGGCATTAAGGAAGCGCTGGCAGGCAAGAAGCTGACGGATCCTGCAACTACGGACAGCCTATGGAAGCTGGAGAAGCTGATTGAGAAGCGGATGCCGCAAAGGGTGATGCTGAGCAACATATTTAAATTCGTGGAAGACATGGTTAACTACTTTGTTGGCAGCCAGGAAAGCCAGGAGTTTATGGAAAAGCTGCATGAGCATGTGCCGAAGTTTGCGGATTATCTGCGCAAGAAATATACCAACGAGTAGGGCAGGATGAAGAAACCAATTAAGGACATAAAGAACCGGGCTGAGTTTGATGCCAAGATACGAGAATTAACGGAACTTATAAAAGAAAAGACAGTCGTGTTTCCGCACGACACGGCGGACTTGCAGCTTGCGCGGGTGAATAATGCGAAGCGCAGTCCGCTGTTTTTTGCTAAGACTTATTTTCCGCACTACATTACGGCAGAATTTAGCAAGTTTCAGATACGTGAAGTGGAATCGATTGCCAAGGCATTGGAAGGTGATGAGGCGGTTATTCGCGCTAATGCCTGGTTTAAGGGCAGCGGCAAGAGCAGCTTGCTGGCTATTGCCATACCTATATGGGCAGCTATTAACCGAATGAGCAACTTTACTATTGTGGTGGGTGCAGACAAAGAGCTTGCTATGGAGCGGTCTGCGGCGATTAAAGCCGAGCTGACACACAATGCCAGGTTGCGCTATGATTACCCCGGGATAGCTATGGAAGAAGGGCAGGGGGAAGAACATGACTTTGTGATGCCGCCTGCCTGCCGGATACGCGCACAGGGCTATAAACAAGCTATCCGCGGCAAGACATTTGGACCCCACAGGCCACGGCTGATAATTGTGGACGATCTGGAGAGCCATAAAGACACAAACCCCAGGCTTAGCGAGAAGAAGCTGGAATTCGTAAAAGAAGAGGCTTTTTGCGCATTTGGCAGCAAAGGTGGGCTTCTGATATGGCTGGGCAATTTGACGCACAGCCACCACGCTCTTTCGTTGTTTTATGAGCAAGTTAAAGATGATCCAGATAACAAATACATGGCGTTTACCAAAGTGGTGGCAGAAAAAGACGGCAAAAGCACATGGCCTGAGGCTTATCCAGAGAAGAAATTGCGGGCTATTGAAAGCGTTATTGGCAAGATGGCATATAGCAGGCAGTATCTGATGAACCCGGGGATTGACGGTGAGGTGTTCCGAGAAGACTGGCTGAAGTTTGTGAATCCGTTTAGTTTGGATTCCCGCCTTCGCGGGAATGGTAAAGGGGAAGGCGTAGCATTGGAATGCTACGATACAGGGCGCGGGAATGGTAAAGGGAAAGGCGTAGCATTGGAATGCTACGATACAGGGCGCGGAAATGAAGTGGGAACTGGCTTTGGCTTTAAGTTGCCGACACATGAGGATTTGCTGAAGGCGCCTAAGATTACCTTTACGGATCCAAGCCTGGGGAATGGCGAGACAAACGACTACAAGGCAGTGGTGACCGTTGCTTTTTGGGGCGGGTTTTATTGGATTATGGACGTGGCTATACGCAAGATGACGATTGTGGAGATGCTGAATTACATGTATGATGTGGACAGCCGTTATGTGACCAGGCATTTTATGGAAGATAGCTTCTGGCAAAAGCTGATACGTGAGTATCTGCCCCAGGTGGCGGTATCGCGGGGCTATACCTTGGCAATTAGAGGGCACAGTCCACGGCTGAAGAAGGAAGAGCGCATATTGGCGTTGCAACCGTTGTTTCAGTTTGGACATATATTTCACTGCGTTGCCGGCACAGACTGGAACAGGATGAAAGAACAGCTTTTGGCCTTTCCTAATGCCGGATATGATGACGGCCCGGATGCTTTGGCTGCGGCGATAGAGATGTTTAAGCACACGGCACAAAGCAGCAATTATGAGACAATGGAGCGCGGAGAGCGTGAGATGATGTTGTGATGGGGGAAAAGTGAGAGGGACTAAACACAGAGAAAAGCAGAGAAAGGCAGAGGGTCTGGATTCCCGCCTACGCGGGAATGACGAAGGCGTAGCATTGGAATGCTACGGTACGAAAGCTTACGGTACGAGAGGAGATGAAGATGTACGGAACAGTTGATGAGCTAAAGCTAACGATTGGATTTCAAGCCGGGGCGATGGAGAAGGGCAAGGAAGAAGGGCAGTTTGACGAAGAGCTGGAGACAGTGCTGGAAAACGTTAGTGAGATGATAGACGGGATGATTGTGAGCAGGGTGGATCCGGCGCGGGTGAGCGAGAACGCGGTACTGAAGCGGATAGCTTTGGCGATTGCGCGCTTTGATGCTTACAGCCAATACGCCCGCAATGAGGTGCCTGAGACTATTCGTGAGGACAAAAAAGAGGCGATGAAGATGCTGGAAAACATTCAGACCGGCAAGATTAGCCTGGCATTTGACACACCGGTGACAGGTGAGCCTACAAAGGTGGAGCCGAGCTGGACGGAAAAGACGCAAGTGTTTGGCAATGTAATGATGTAACAAAGTGACGAAGTGATAAAGTGATAAAGTGACGATGAGGTTAATTTTACCTGAAGCTGATATACTGAGACTTATTGGCAGTTTGGCTGTGCGGCAGATACAGGCACGGATCCGCACCGGCAAGGTGGAGCCCAGGACAAACAAGGCGGGGACAACGCTATTTAACCGCGGGCGGCTGTATCGCAGTATTAAAAGCAGAGCGCAAGGCGGGGCAGTGGTGATAAGCGCCGGAGGCAATGAAGCGCCTTATGCACGGATCCACCATGAGGGTGGGATTATCCGGCCTAAGAATGCCAAATATCTGGCAATTCCGATTACTGCCATGGCCAGGCTGTATAAGCCGAGAGATTACCCAGGCAATACCTTTATTGCCAAAGGTGTGATATTTTTGAACGAAGGGGGACGGATTACCCCGCTTTATGCGCTAAAGAAGCAGGTGGTGATTCCTGCCCGGCGATACATGTTTTTGGATGACAACAACAAACAAGAACTGAAGCAACAGGTTAAAAGCTGGATAAAAGCTAAGTTACAGGTGGGGAGTTAAGACTATGATTTATGAAATAGCAAGTGCGATTAAGACCATGATAGCGGGTGAATTTAACGATGTGGAATTCTATGAAGGGCAGTTTGAGAACTTTGATGAGCAGATAGTTAACCCGCCATGGGCATACCTGGACGTTAGCCGTGGGCTTGCCGGGGAAGTTGGTGTAGCTGTTGCTGAGCTGGAATTTAAGCTGTATTTGATTAGCAGCCGGATTGTGCGCGACCCGGACAGCATGCTGGAGCTGCTGGAAAAGACCATTGCAGCATTGCACCACAAAGCGGTGCGCAGCCTGGTGAACAATGTGGCTGCTTATATGGGTAAGTGCTTTTGTGGCGAGTATAAGCCGTTGGTGGTTTACCCCGGGCTAAGCGTTTGGGAACTGACACTTAAGGTGATGCGTGCAGGCGTGGACAGACAGGGGAATTGACACTATGTGTTCCGCAAATTGGGGATTTAGTTTGATTGTTGAGATTGGGGAACGTAAGCTATGCACAGATTTGACTGCTGAAGGTTTTACAAAGAGGAAAAAAGAGATGGGGCTTAAACACAGAGAAAAGCAGAGGGGCTGGATTCCAGCCTTCGCTGGAATGACGGGGGAAAAAAAGAGAATGACGGGGAAAAAAGGCAGATCGGCATCTGCCTGCAC